ATTCAAAACTTAGTTCAAAAGGTAGTAGGTAAGCATTAATTTTTACAATTTTGTGACATTGTAAAAATTTAACCCTAGTTGAACCTTTTATCTTGACTTTATCATCATAAAGGGCGATATTACATATATACAAATTATGGAGGCAATCATGAAAATTAGTTTTAAGCAGATTAGAATCCCAAGGTTCGAGTGGTACTTAAACAGAGCAATTTTAATAACCTCGATCGTGGCCTTAGTGCTTCAATTGGTAGTTTTGTATAAAAGTTGGCAGGGGTAATTATGATTGAAATAAAAAAAAGTAAGTATCGGCCAACTAAAATTCTAGAAATTGGGGAAACTGATTACAATAAGTTTGATAATTTAGAAGCAAGGGCAACCACTGAAAAGCAAAAAATAAAATTTCAAGAAGATTTTTCTTTAAAGTTAAAAGGTGAGTGGGCCTTAGAAGACTTACCAAACTTGGCTAAGTATATCAATTTTATATTAAGAAACTTTAAAATAGTGTCTGAGTTTACGCCTGAAAGAGAATTTAAAGAGCTTACAGAGGCATTAAAACAAGGATCTATTCAGCAAATATTAGAACAACAAGGAGGCAACAATGAAAATTAAGCGGGTAAAACCAAGGGCAAAAAGGGTAGCAAGTGCGCTACAATTTACAACATTAACAAATGAACAGGCTGAGAGATTGTATCAGTCTTTTTATGAGTCTTTAAAAGCTGATTGGGCTCAAATGGCAAAACAGGAGAGATTTCCAAGATTCATAGTTTTAGATGGGGGTAGAAAATGAGAAGTGCTTTTAAGATGGTTAGTGATTCAGACCCAAGCCAAGATCAGCAGCTACTTAAGTCTAGCCTTATAGATTTAATTAAGTCTCCTAATTTTGTTATTCACAGAGTAGATATTACTAGCTTCGTAACTGAAACAACTTTTAATATTCTCGCAAAAGAATATGATTTTAAATGTCAGACTAAAGTTCAACGACAAGATGCTACGGATATATGGCGTGAAAATCTTAAGGCTTGGAACTTAAAGCAAAGAGAGGAAAATCCCACGGCTTTAGAAATAGCCTTAAATAATTTACCCTATGTTGACGAAAAAGGAGAAATAAAAAGAAGAGAGTTTTTTACAGATGATCTTCAAAACGTAGGCTCTCATTACAAAGGAGAATTTTAAATGTTGTTACTAATTTTAGGCTATGCAGTGGCCTTTGTTGCGGGCGTTATGTTTGCTATTTTTCGTATAAATGTTGCTTTTGAAGAAGAGTTTAAAAGGAGGCAAAAATGATTAGTTACTTATTAGCGTTTAGTTTTGCGGTTTTTATAGGGTTAATGAAATGAAAGAGGATATTATGTACATATTTGAAAAATTGTTGATTGTTATTCTTAGTGCTTTTGCTGGCAGTGGCGGGTTTTCCATGATGCAAAAGTCTGGTGCGTTTCAAGCAGATGTGCCTATAGTTCAATGCGAATCATTAAAGAAATAGTATGAGTGATTTTTATAAAAATACAAAAGAAACATCTGAAAGGAACTACAGGCATTTTTATAGAAAGCCTAATTTCTGGTTAAAAATGCTTCTAACTAAAGATAAGGAAAATATGGAAGAAAATGTAATAGAATTGTCACAAGAAGAAATGGACGCTATTGATGCTGAGCAAGCGCCAGTTATTGAAGAAGCTCCTAAAGATCCTTGCGAGTTTGCCTTTGGCGGTTATGTGTTTAAATCCGTATCTCCCGAAGATGGCTTACATGACGCAGTAAGGAATGACGGCGCTCATTGCCAGGTCAGAATTGAATCAGGCGAGCTTAAAAAGATCGTCTATAAATAGATCCGATTGCCGTCGTGGGCCAAGGAAGGCCCTTTTTTATTTTACATCTCTAAAATAATACTTTATCCTAGTCACAAACCTCTCTCGACGACTAGGAGATATGGAAAAAAGAAAGCTTACTCAAATACACTTAAACCCTCAAAACCCGAGGCTGATTAAAGACGAGGCATTTAAACGCCTTGTCGAATCAATTAAGTCTTTCCCGAAAATGCTAGAGATTAAACCTATCGTGATTGACGATTTAGGAGAGATTCTAGCAGGGAATCAACGCTACCGAGCTTGCAAGGAATTAGGCATAAAAGAAGTGCCGGTATTACTTGCATCTAATCTTACTGAAGAGCAAAAGCAAGAGTTTATCATTAAGGACAATACTCACTTTGGAGAGTGGGATTTTAACATGCTTTCAACTTTTCATGATTCTGAAGAGCTTGAAGCTTGGGGGGTTCCCGTTTGGCCGAGTGGAGATATAGAGCCTATAGACTTGACCAGTAAAGAAGCTAAAGAGGATGATTTTGAAGCACCTCCAATAGAGGAGGTTAAAACTGATATTAAATATGGTGATATAATTCAGATTGGCAATCATCGTTTAGTGTGTGGAGATTCAACTAAGATCAAAGATGTTGAAAGGCTAATGAAAGGCAAGAAAGCTGATCTTTGGTTAACAGATCCACCTTATAATGTAGACTACACGGGCAAGACTAAAGATGCACTTAAAGTATCTAATGATAGCATGGGGGACAGTGCCTTTCGAGAGTTTTTAAAGGATGCCTTTAGTAACTGTTTTGAGTTCATGAACGCAGGAGCCTCATTTTACATCTTTCACGCAGATTCAGAGGGTTTTAACTTTAGAGGGGCAGTCTTTGATTGTTCCCAGAAAGTAAGACAATGTTTAGTTTGGGTTAAGAATAGTCTTGTTATGGGAAGACAAGATTATCATTGGAAGCATGAGCCTTGCTTATATGGATGGAAAGAAGGAGCAAGTCATAACTGGTATTCAGATCGATCACAAACTACGGTTCTTGAGTTCGATAGGCCTTCAAGAAGCACTGAACATCCTACTATGAAACCAATTCCCTTGTTTGCTTATCTAATAGGCAACTCGAGCAAGACTGCAGATTTGGTACTTGATACCTTTCTCGGCTCAGGCTCAACAATGGTTGCCTGCCACCAACTAGACCGCATTTGTTACGGCATGGAATTAGAGCCTAAATATTGTCAGGTTATAGTTGATCGCATGAAGAAACTAGATCCTTCGATTGAAGTTAGGACTATATGATTAAGACTAAAAAGGTCAACAAATCCCAACAAGCTAAGTATGAGCTAATCCCTTACGTCGATTATATAACGGATCAAAGGATGATTATAGCCGCTCAAATCCTAGCATATGCAGGCTATTGCAAAGAAAACGGGGCAGCACAGGGAGCTATAACTAAAGCCGCTAGAGAAGCTAAGGTAAATAGAACAACGATATATGACTGGCTTCAGAAAGAAGAGTTTCAAACTGCCATAAGAGAATCAAGGCATGAACTTTGCGCCCATGCTGTTAAGTCCCTTCACAAGATGGCTGATAGAAGTCCTCAAGCAGCAATCTTTCTAGCTCAAACTCTAGCCCCTGAAGTTTATTCACTACAGTACAAAAAGCATTTATATGAAATGGAAGTGCTAAAGCTTAAGGCCCAATTAGGTCTTTCATTAGAAGATACCGATAACCAAACTTTCAATATAACGATTGAAACTAGCTCAGACTCCCGGGACTATGAGCGAAACAAAATCGAATAGGTTAAAGCTTCCCTATTGGGCTTCACAAGTTCTTACAGATAAGCAGCATGACCGATTTGTTATTACGGGCGGGTTGGGTAGTGGTAAATCAACTACAGGATTAATGACCTTTATTATTAAGGTGCTGAATAACCCCAAAGTGGAAATGTGGTGGGTGGTCGCACCTACTCATAGCCGAATAGATGATTCTATGATACCAGCGGCCCTCTTTGGTTTAGAGATGTTGGGCCTTAAAGCTAATGTTCATTATCGACTACTTAAGTCTAAACCTCAAACGCTTCATTTCTTAAAGACTAAGCAACAAATAAGATTTGTATCAGCAGATAAGCCGGAACATATGGTATCAGCTACCCTTGGAGGGTATTTTGTAACTGAAGCCTTTAGAATTAAGCGGGAAGTTTATGAAAACCTAGAAAGTAGAACTAGATCAAAGCTAGTTGATACTACCCTTGGAATATTAGAGGGGACGCCAGAAGGGGATACGTGGGGCAAGGATGAATTTAACATAGATAAATCTGATCCATCTAGGAAGATGAGGCGCTTCATACTGCAGACTTACGACAATGAGCAGAACTTAAGCCCCGATTATATCCCTAGGCTCCATCAAATATATGCTCACAGTCCGGCTATGATTCGTTCATATATCTATGGGGAATTTAGTTCCTTTCGGCTTGGGGACGTTTATGCACAATTCATAGAAAGTAGAAACGTAATCCCTAAAGTAGAAGCTAACCCCATGAAGCCTATTGCTCTATGTTTTGACTTTAATGCTAGCCCAGTTACTTGGTCGGCATGGCAGACAATCAGTTATAAAGTAGGCTCTAGGGTGCGGGTGCGTGAAGTTTGTATTGCCGAATCATCTTTAGAGTGTCGTGATCTATTTAGCGCAGCTCTAGAAGTTGGTAAGACTTTTGACCCAGATATCTTTAAGCATACCGAGTTCCAACTATGGGGAGACAGATCAGGACATGCAGATAGTTGGAAAACTAGTGGAACGGACTACACTAACCTTAGAGACTATCTTTTAGAGGTTTATAGTTATGTAAAGATTAAGGCAGCGAGGGAAGTGACGCCGATAAGATCTTCTGTCGATGTGCTCAATAGATTGCTTCTATACGAATTGGTTTTAATATGCGAAAATTGCAAAAATGTTAGACGGTCGCTAAATATGACTAAGTGGGCAGCAGGTAAGGACGATTTAGAAAAGAAATCAGGCGAAACCCATACGCACCATGGAGACGGCTTGCGATATAGGATTTGGTGGCTTTATAAGTCTGTTAACATTGATGATATTTTAGACAATAAAAAGATTATAGGGATTAATCCAGCATGACCCTTACAACTAAAGTTCAATTATTTGAGCATCCTGAGTATAAAGAGAAGCGAGATTTCTATGAGTCTGCCGAAGATACATACGAAGGCGATCAGGAATGTTTAAAAGATCCTAAGTATCTTTGGTTGCATGAGCTTGAAACTAGGAAAGAAGGCGCTAACATCCGTAAGATTAGAGAGCAGCGGTCAGCGTACACTAACTTCATTGAGCCTATTGTTAGTAACTGGACCTCAATGTTCTTTAAGAAAGAGCCTACAATGGACGAGGCAACTAAGGCTTTTTTAAAAGAGTTTGAGAATGATATCGACGGTGAGGGCAATAGCCTTAACAGCTTTATACAGAATAAGCTTTTAATTTCTGCATTAGTTTCTGGTACTCCAATCATTAGAGCCAATGTCTTAGGTGAAAAGCCCGGCAACCTAGCAGAGCAGCAGCTTAAAACTAACTACAGGCCTTATCTTAAAGTAATCGAGGCTTGCGATTTTGTTGATTGGGGCATTGAAAGAAAAGACCCAAAGCGCCTAAATAAGTTTAACTTTGTGCGCCTCCAATATGAAGAGATGCAAGATAGATTAGATGCTGAGCAAGCGCCTAAAGAAAAGGAAATCTCAATACAATACAAAATTGTTACAAATGAGGGACAAAATCCCTACTTGGTTGTTACAGAATATGAGAAAGTAGAGGACAAGGAAGGCGATAAAGAGAAAGTCTGGAAGATAACAAAGGTAACGGAGCTTAAAGAATGGGACGAAATACCTATTGTTGCTGATGTTAATGGCGTTAGCTGGATTAAGGACTTAATCCCCCACGTTCTTAAGTACTACAATCTTGAATCAGCCTTAGATAATATCTGTCTATACCAAGCACATCAAAGATTGTTTCTAGCGGGCGAACTCGAGCAAAAGGACATGATTACTATAAGTGAGTGCGCTATTAGTTCAGTTCCAACAGGGACTACTCTATTGACCGTCGAGCCAGTAAGCACAACAGCTATCGAAGGTCGTCTTGGTTCCGTTCTCAATAACATCTTCAGAATAGCCCTTAATCAATCAAGGATGATGTCTAGTGACGCTAAATCGGTTCAAGGGGCCGATACTATCAGACAAGAGAAAGAGGGCATCTATAACCTTATAAGCGCCGAAGCTGAATCGATAGAAAATTTAGTTAATCAATCTATTAAAATGATGGCTAAATATTTAGGTAATGATAGCCTAGAGCCTCAATTTAAATTTAACATTGATGCGTCCGGGGACAATGTCGATCAGCTTATTAAGTTAGTAAGCCTATTTAGAGACGAGTTTAACAAGCTTCCTTCGGCTAGAAAGGAATTAATCTCAAATATGCTTAGTTCCTTAAATATTGAAGTCTCGAACGATATAGCGGCTGAGATTGAAACTCTTATCAAGCAGCCAAGTGCAAATTTAGAAGTTAACATTAAAGATAGGTTATTAAATGGCCTTAACAATAAACAGCCTACAAGCGAGGCTCCGGCAGGATCAGCAGGAACTAGAAGCGGAAATAGCTCAAGTAGTTAATGACCTCGAGCTTTTCATTTCCAGAAATCTTCCTAATATCCTAGCAGAGGCTACCAAAGGGAATGTAGACCCGGCGGTTGCGCTTAATTCTTTAATAGATGAGTTTAAAAGTGGTGGCTTAGGCCAGCAATTAGGGAACATAGCCGAGATATACGGCAATGAACTAAGACGGGTTGAGGCTATCGCCATAGCAGACGGCTTAATGACCGCAGAACAATTTAGGGCCGTAATCGATGTTGATACGATAGAAGCCTTAATTAGATTTAGGGTTGAAGATATTCAGAATAAAGCGGTTGAGGTCGTTGGATCTATTAGACCGATCATTCTAGAGAATGTTATTCTTGGGACTACTCCAAACTTGGCCCTTCTAAGTGAAACTGTTTCAACTAGCCTTTTAAATTTTACTAGAACAGAATTAAATACTGCTTTATTGAGCTTTAGTCGAATGATTACTTTAGTCCAAGCTGAATCAGTTGGACTTGATTTGTTTTACTATATGGGCCCCTATGACAAGATTACTCGGCCTTTTTGTAGCAAAGTCTTAAGTGGTAAAACGCCGCCCATATATTCATCCAAAGAGATTGCAGACATGGAAGCCAAAGGTGGCAACGGCCAAGGTTTACCCATTTCTATTTATGGCGGTGGCTATAATTGCAGACACCGTTGGATGGCTATAACTGCTAGAAAAGCTAAGGAGTTTGGTTATGGCAATAAAAGTTGAAAATAATATTAATTTGAATTTAAAACTTAAGAAGATAACTGAAAATCTAGCTATCACCTTAAAAGAAGAATTGATCGATGCTGCTGCTGAAATCTCCTTAAGGACTCAAGGCGGCAAAGGTATTGATGGGTCTAGCTTCAAGCCATATGCTGAATCTACTAGAAGGGCCAAGCTAAGAGCAGAAAAGCAAACATCACCTGTTAACCTTACAGAGACTGGTAAGATGTTAGCCAGTGCGGTTAAGGTACAAATTACCTCGACAACTAATGCAATAATCGGTACACTAGGATTCACAAGTGGTGAAGAAGCCAAGAAAGGCAGCTACAATCAAGAAAAGCGCCCTTGGTTTGGCTTATCTGACAAGCAGAAGACTAGAATACTTAATAGACTAAAAGGGAAATAGAATGAGCATAAGACACTTAGCCAAGTATGCAAAAGCAAAAAAGCCCGCAAAACATCTTAGAAAAAAGCTCAGTAAAAAAGCAATGCTTGGCCTTGTTAGGTATAAAAATAAAATAATCTTATTAAAACAGGCAGGAATAATATAGTAAGGGGCAAATAATGGCAGACGACGACAAGAAAGAACCAGAACAAAAGAACTCAGTAACTATTCCAATTGAGGAATATAATAGACTTAAGGCAAAAGATGGGCACATCCAAAAGCTTGAAACTGATGTTGAATCTTATAAGGCTGCGAATGCTCAAATTGCAAGCGAATTGGAAGAAGTTAAGAAACAAAAGATCAAGACGCCAGATAGAGCTGAGATTGAAGAATCAATAAGAAAAGAGCTAGGTGAAAAGCTCACAGCAGCAGAGCAAAGGGCTTTAGAGAACGAACGCAAGTATAAAAGTGCCGTTGTTACTGATAGAGTCTTGGCAGAGCTTCAAAAAGAAGGGCTTAAACCTTGGGCTGGTCAATATGTCAAAGCCTTTATCGAAAAGGAATGTGACCTTGATGGTGACCAAATCATTATTAGAGATGAACACGGCAATCCTAGATACTCAAGCGTTAAGCTAGATCAGAAGATGGACATAAGCGAATACAACACGCTTATTAAGTCTAGGCAGCCAGAGTTCTTTGAATCAACCACTAGATCTAGCATCCCAGAAGGCTCAGGTGAGAAGTCTGGAAGCTCATCTTCTGGTGCTAAGTCTATGACATGGGCCGAGGCAGCAAGATTAGACAAGTCAGATTTAACCAAGATTGCTAATGAAAACCCTGCCTTGTTAGATGAATTAATGAGAAATACTGCATTTAAAGGATAATATGAAAAACTTAATTTTATCTGTTTTGATATTAGTATGCCCTTTGTTAGCCAAGGCGGCATGTGATCCAGTAACTTTTGAAGGTTGCTTTTGTTCACCTAGCACGCCTGAAGGTTGCAATGTTGACATGCCAGAAATGCCTTTGTTTGCATCTCACTTAGACGCTGAAGGCAATTACTTTCATTGTGCTGAAGGAATAGCACTTTGGGGTGGCTTAATTAAGCAATTAGAACCAAGCTTTGAGCCAGTATTGCCAAGTGACTATGTTAATACTCGGATAAATCAAGATTGCAGTGGAAAAATACAAATATACTCTACACAAGAAGACGACATAAATACACCATTCAATGAATCAATTTATGGTGTTTGTTCTATCTTTAAAGATCAACAAGAGGCAGAAAAGAAATATTTAGCTTGCCAATTAACTAACTATCAGTATTGGGACAAACTACAATCTCTACAGAAAGCAGCTAAGGGCGCTTGTGCTAGTCCTTCTATGCTTAAAGATGGGGCTAATAGAGGTAATCTATGGAAGCCAATAGCAGACCCAAAAGCTAGGTGTAAGAACGGTACAACTGTTCTATTAGATCCTAAGTATGCTGATGTGACTAAATTAAGCTTACTTGCTTCAAGTCAAAAGGACAAAGGTCTTTCAACTGGTGAATTAGGAGACGTTGGACTAGCTGAGTACTTTGGCTTTGTTGGCTCAAGACCTCGCTTCTGCTTCCGCTTTCCTGGCTCTAAATTTGGGCCTAATCCAGTTTATTTAAGTTTCACTTCTAATGGACAGGGCCAATGCTTAAAAGTTGGCAATGCCAGTAATAGAGAAGATTAGATCAGGCATCCAAACAAGAGGGAAGAGTTCTAGAGGACATGAACGCACTCACGAAAGCTTAAGGTAGGGATACCTAAAGCAAATAAAGTGTCAGTTAGTCGCTAAGCTCTTCCCTCTATCGGTCAAGGTTTTAAAAGGGGTTTTCATATGAACAGAAAGCCAAGTCAATGGGATGATTTAGTTCCCGGCAGCGTGATTGGCGTAACAATCCAAATAGGAGATGAATTAGTTCTTCCTGCTTGCATTGTTCAAGGCTATTTGTGCGTACTAGTTGATGATTCTTTCTTAGTCCGTAACTGGCTAGGAACGAATAAGCTAGATGTGTTGAGGAGTTTTAGAGATCAAGGATTCGAAGTTAAGGAGCTTAAGCTTTATGTCCTATCACATTGAAAGGGGGTGATCCTTTGATCCTTAATAACATGAGGTTGTTAATACTGGCAGGATGCCTTTTCTTTCTATCTTGTGGAGATGCTCCACTTCCTTTAAATATAGACTCAGCAACAAAAAAGTTTGTATACTATAATTGTGCCGACAATAGACCTAATTACACTTGTGGAATCTGGTCTTTTCATGATGGGCAGCAGTTTGATGTCATAATAACCGACAAGGGACTAGAGGAATATCCAATATGAACATGATTAAAAACTTTCTAGCTCAATTAATTGGGCCTTCTATAATTGGCCAATTTGTCAGAGGATTTATTAAGATCTTTGCCGGATATATTCTTAAAACTGGAATTGATGCCGCCGTTGTGGATAAGTTTGCTGAGTCGCTAGAAAGCTTCTTAATTGCCTTAGCCATGTTCTTGCTATCTCAGGGCGCAAGCGCAGTGGCTACCAAGAAAGCTTTAGAAACGCCGGTAATTGTTTCTGATAAAAAATGAGCGTCGAAAAACTTTACAGCCTTTTAATCCAGGAAATGCGGGAACTGAGAGAGGTTAATCAGTCAATCTTGCGTTTTATGGGAGAATCAACAAGTGATCGGCTTAACCTACATAAGAGGTTGGATCATTTGGATAAGAAGTTTGAAAAGTATGATGAAAAATTTGAGACGCTACAAAATAGCGATCAAAAAAAAAAGTTTGGACATTAAGCAAGCTGGAATAGCTTCATTGCTTGCAGCCGCTATAGCAAGCGGGGCCATTAATTATCAAAAACTTTTAGAGAAGATTTTCGGCGTAGGTGGACATTAACGAACTAGAGCGAAGGGCAACAAGCGAATTAGACGGGTACGTCTTTGATTTTGACTTAACACCCTGGTGGATACGATTTCAGAATTTTATTAAAAGGATATTAAATAAATGAGTATTGAAGTCGGGGTTTATAACTTTTCAATAAGAAAGGGGCAAACCTTTTATGAAATTCTTACCTATAAAGATTCAACAGGCGCATTAATAAACTTAACTGGCTATACCGCTAAAATGCAGATTAAGTTTAAAAAAGATGATGTTTCTTACATCCAAGAATTAAGCACATCTAACTCTAAAATAACATTAGGCGGGGCGCTAGGGACTATCACTTTAAACCTAACAGCAACAGAGACTTTAAGTTTGCCATTAGGCTTGTTTTATTATGGGATTGATCTAATCAATGGGGCTACCGTTATTCCTTTAATGGAGGGGGAATTTAATGTTGAATTAAAGATTCCTTACTAATATGAAAATTGAAGTAATTGAGTCTACCCCTACGATAACAGTTCAACAAAGTAAGAATTCTATCCAGGTAGCTGAGTCTAAGTCTACAATTACACTTCAAGAAAACAATACCGTTATTGAAGTAAACCAGTCTAGCCCTACAATAGTCTTGCAGCAGACTAATAACTTAGTCGAATTGGGCCAGCAAAGTATTAATCTTATAGAAGTTGGTATCCAAGGGCCGCAAGGTATTCAGGGGCCAGCAGGGCCGACTGGCCCCGAAGTTTCCCCTGGCGGCTCAACTAAACAAATCCAATACAATAACGCCGGTGCCTTTGGCGGCAGCTCTTCGCTGACGTGGGATGAGTCCACTAAGGCCCTTGCTGTTAGTGGTAAAACTACCTCAACTTACACCACAGATTCGGCATTAAGAAATGCCTTTGTTACTTTCCCAACAACGGCAAATAGAAACGATGCTAACTTTGTCTTAGGGCATACCTTTATCCCCGTCGTGAGTATGTCGGTAACTCAGTTGGGCCGCCTCTATGTTGCGGGTAATACCCAAGATCACCAAATCGCAATATGGGAAAAGGCAACGGGTACGTTAATCACTAGTGGGACCATCCTAGCTGCATCATCTTCCGATGCCAACAACTATAAATATGTTACTGTTAGTGCTGTTACTTTAGATCCTGCAAAGGAGTATGTAATAGGGTGCCAGGAGTTTGCGGCAGGGGATCAGTGGTTAACTGCATGGGATTCAACAAATTACTTTAGCCCCTATGTCTCTAGGACGGGGCTTGCTTATAAGAATGGTTCGACTCTTGGGATACCCACTATATTTTCGAGTGGGCCGTCGATTTACAATACATGCACTTTCAAATTCACGCCAAATGTTATTGGTCAAGTATCGGCAGCATATGACGCTAGCAACTACATATCTTTAATTAGTAACAGCAACGGCACTGGTTCGATTGTTACTAATAACAACGATAAGACTGTGGCGTTCTTTAATAATCTGGGTGTGGGGATTGGAGCTGTAACCTCTGGATTTAAAGCAGAGATTACCGGAGGTCTAAGGGCAACGGGAACTACTCCAATTAGAACAGTAGGGACGGGCGGTGCTGCGGGTGATACCTTAAATTTAGGCGTGAATAGTGCAACCTCTGTTAACGGTATTGCTGTTAGAGGCGGCTATATATTAATTGAGTCTGGCGGCGGTGCAGACGTGTTAATTAACTATGATAACCCAACTAAGAACGTGGGAATCGGTGGTATTTTTAGCAGCGTCAAGCTAGGCATGTTAATTGATTCAGCAAGCAAGAAAGGCTTAGTTATTAGAATGGCTGCTTCGCCTACAGCTAATCCGTTCGAAATCCAAGACTCCACCGGGACTCTAAAGGGTGGATTTAATAAAGATTGCGTTCTTACGTCAAGAACGGATCAAACAAATAGAACTACTTTTATCAACTCCTTGCACGGCACGGCCGGACTTGAAGTGTATCCGATTCATGCTGATGGGCGCATATCTCTAAGGAATACTATTGCGGGGTCGGGCATCACGTTTTGGCACACGGGTGCAGTTGATATCAACTCGCCCACGTTCTCGGGTTCGGTAGCCATCCCCACATCTACGAAATGGGGTACTGGTTGGTCAGGTAATAGTAATAACCTAGTTCAGTCGGTGTCCTCAGCATCGGGGGCCGATGCTATCATTTATTTGTACCCTGAGAGATACGCCGACGCAACGGCAAACGCTCAGCCCACTTTAAAACTGTTTGCTAAAAAGCTCGTGCTCGGAACTAAGAGCGCAAGCAGTTATTTACTTGGCACACCTACGGAGGTTTTCGTTATTGATGACACCGGTTTAATTACCATCTCTTGCGCTAGCGCTAGCACTAAAGGTCTCATTGTAAAAGCTGCCGCTTCGCAAACAGCTAATCTACAAGAGTGGCAAGATAGCGCTGGTACGGCTTTAGCCTTTGTGTCTTCAGCGGGAGCTATTAACTCAACGGCACTAACTGGGCACACGCTTGGATATTTTGGTTCTATTGATTCAATTACTATGGGTTGGCCCGGGACTAGTTATGGTGGCTTTCAAGCAGGCACGAACGGATTAGTTTCGTGGGCTCTGCGCTCAGTCGCTTTAAGCTCTGCATCTTCTGGAGTTTTAGAGATAAACAACGGCACCGCTGGAACTTATCGAGATTTAAAATTGCGAGATATTACGCTAAACCCGTCAGCCTCTCTTACTCCAGCCACTAACGGGAGTCTGGCAATTGAAGCAACGTCTAACACTAGCTTAACCTTTAAATATAAAGGAAGTGACGGCGTGGTTAGAAGTGCGAGTTTAACATTAACCTAGGTGAGATATGGATGAGCTATACAAACAATACGGACAACTAATGATTGAGCATGAAATAATTCAAGCTCAAATCAGCGGGCTTGATATCGTTAAGGAAGCAATAAATATTCAAGCTAGGATTAACGCAGTAAAGGAACAAATAGTAAAGGAGCTAAATGGGCAAGCAAATAACAATCAAACTAGCGAGTGATATAGGTGAATTAATTGATGCGGGCTTAGACTCTTTTGCTCGTGCGTCTGGGTACAAAGATCCAGTTGAAGGCGAAGAAAGCCCCTCACAATTAGAAGTTGCAGAACAACGATTAAAAGGCTTCTTTCGTGAGGTAGTGGCGGCTTACAACGCAAACAAGGCAGCGGATGAAGCACGTGAAGCGGCTAAATCTCAGAGCGAGCAAGCTCTGGACCTAATGACGCTAACGGTTGAGATTGAAGATGTCGCCTAATACTGGCTGGATAGTCATTAATGCTATTACTATATTAATATTGGTTGTGGATATTTGGCTATTTAGTGATAATATAGAGGGCAATACTTGGAGCCAGATTATAATCACAAAGTCTAAAAAACATATTTATTACCCCTTTGCTTGGGGCTTCTTAATGGGACATTGGTTTGGATAGAATATGAATAAACTAATAATAAATCTTATCTGC